CATCTATAATTATTAGGAAGGGTTACAGCCGGCACAACAAGAACAGTAAACTTGTCACCGATTGTAAACGTACCATCATGTCCACAAGTAACGTAGACTCCGTCTTCAAGCTCTCTCTCACCAGTAGTTGTAATACCAGTATAGGTCGTTAGAGGATCGTTATTGTTCCACCAGAGATACTCAGCAGTACCTGTTGGGCCACCAAGAGTAATTTCTACGGTATAACCAGTCTCAACTGTACCTTCATATCCGCCACCATAAACAACTGTGCCATCACCAGAGCCAGCAAAGATTGTATCGAATACTGTTCTAGTCTTTACACCTGTATCAAAATCATCATCAGAAGCTTCGTCTCCAAGGATGATAGCAGTGTATTGGACATTAGGTTTTAATGGTTTGTCCGGAGTGAAGATAGCAACTGTTCTCCACAGCGTGCCATCTGCAATTTGGTCAAGAACAGAATCATCCACAGTGGCGCCAGAAGCGTCAACTTTAGAGTAGGTGATTGTGCCTTTTACGTAACCTTGAAAGTAAGGAGAAGAAAGAATATCTTCGTCTTGGAAGCCAGGGTCATCGAAAGGAGTTACATCAATAGGACCAAAGACAGGTGCTTCATCAGGACCAGTCAGAACGATAGTACCTGTGTTCAGGCTATCGAGATCCATCTCTTGATCAAATTCAATTGTTACAGGATTCCCGACAGGAATACCACGTGCGTCAGGAGCAGGTATTACATTAATGACATTAGGAGTGGTGGCCATAATAATTATTCCTCAATAATTTCAAAGCCTTCAGCTAATTCAATCTCCTCGTGAGGGCTTTCCACAGTAGGCAAGTGCTCTACTGGAAGTACCTGTGACAATAGATCTTCAGCTGCTTGCATTGATTTTTGTCTGCGTGCTTCTTTCTTGAGATTCTTCAGCAACTCATGACCATTCTCAACTTGAAGGTTAGTGTTCTGTGCTTTGAATTCAAGCTTGCTAACAGTCTTCTCCATGTTTAGTTTGTTCATTTTAAAACTCCACTAATGCGTCTTGTAGTGCGTTAACAATACCATTTCTGTTCTTGCCAGTCATCTCAACTTCTAGAGCAGCATGGATAAGTTTTAGATTATCATCTGTCTTCTCTAGATTCTGGACTGTCTTCTTAACAGTACTCCAATGGCTTTGAAGTAAGATAGCTGCATTCTCTCTATCTTCCTCTGTCACTTCTAGTTCCTCGTCGTCTACGACATCCTCGTTATCAACTGTAACAGAAACAACCTCTGGCATTACATCTTTCTCTTCTTCAATATCTTCGATATCTGCTGCTGAAACTACATTTCCATTAATAACATTCACATTAATAAGAGTGCCATTAATCTTACAACCTTCATGGTCATAGAGGAATATCTCTTCGGCGACAACAGATCTATTAATAATAGCGGCTTGTCGACTCGTAAGATGTTCTATATCGATTAACTGGCTTCTTTCTTTTCTACTTTTCTGCAAGGCTATAGAGCCCATATTCCAAAAGAGAGTGGGCTCCCTTAGTCTTAACTGTACAAATTTCATCACTTAACTCCTGTTTCATAAACGAAAGGGGAAAAGACTACTGCCTTCTCCCCTTTCTAGCTACGTCTTGATGAGAGACGCTGAATTAGAACGTGATTGCTGTAGTCACATCAAGCTCATCCAGAGAACCAGCAGAGCTGATAGTAGGATGTACTGGAAGAGCAATCTCGTTGGCTTTGATAGCTACGTTTCTAAGAACGCCGATACCTAGACCATCTTCATAGATTGCGAACGCATAGCGCTCTTTCAGTTTAACTTTGATGATGTCTGCATTCATATCTTCCCATTGGTCCATACTTACATCTTCGTCTACAACGAGAGCACCAAGGTTGGCACTATCGAAGATAAGGAGGTCAGTAGTTTCTCTTTCTTCATCGTAAGGTACGAATGGAGATACGAGAACTCTTAATGGATAAGGGAAGTAGTTCGGAATAGTAGCAGCGCTCTGCAGATTCTGGTCGATCTCATTTGCATTTGAAGGATCAGAAGGAGTTTCGCCAGCAGCGTTATTTCCAGGAGTGAACCGACCATAACCACCAGGGATACCCTGTTTGCTTTGATTAGATGCATTCCATGGACGACTTTGCTGTGCCATATTACGAGGCTGGAACCACTGGCCGTTACCAGTATTCTTCACGATTGTTTGAAGCAGCGGATCTGCCATCCACATAGACCAAGCTAGTGGGTGTAACAGAATCGTATCAGGTGTGTAACCCTGCATCATAATGTGAGAATATGCTTTCAGCAAGTCTTCCATTCTACAAGAACCGTTACCTGCACCAGTCATAGAACGACCTGTGCATGTACCATAAACAGACTCAAGAGGACTAATGTTGTCGAAAAGCGTTACGCCCATCGCACTAATGTAATCCATACCTTTTTTCTCTTTATGACGGTCCAGACCTCTACGGCCTGCACGAACGTGCATGTTCATTACATCATACTGAGAATACTTTTGCATTTCTTCAGTGATCTTGAACATGATACCTGTTTTACCAACGTTGATTGTGATGCTACCAGGAGCAACGTTTAAGCTCTGTTCTGGATAGCTTTGGCCTTCTGCAAGGTCAAATGCCGTCATAGCACCCATAGCTGGGAATGTAATTCTTGCAGCTGGGGTATAAGCGATGCGGTCTAACAAAGATGGAACGATAAGCATCGGCTCAACCGGCTCACGGACAATCTCTTCGATGACCTTAGGCATCCAAATATTAGCAGTAGGTGTTGCAAGGAGATCCTTGAACTCTACTTTGCTCTGTGTTGGCACGTTGAAACCATTATTGTGCCATGTGTCACGGAACAGCTCATACTTAGTGCCAAAGGCTTTATGCGGGTCAAATACTCTAGTACCCATGATTATTTCCTCCTTTGACCTATTATCTAAAGATCAAGTTTACAATTAACATCTTTTCGGCTGCATTTGCGTAAGTCAGTTGGTCTGTACGTCCGCCAGTTGCCGAGCCAGGTGTTCGCATATTAGCAGCTGAATAGCCGTGAAATGCTGTTTTTACTTTATCTAACATACCTTTTGGATAGTCGTTAGAGCCAATGACTTGACCTACGATGCCCATATTGTGATTGTCGATAGCTTGTTCTAGTTGCAGCGAAATCTCTGCGTCGTCTTCACCATCATAATCAGGATCAGCAGAATAAATAGAGAAGCTTGAGTCGTAACCTTCGCCTGTCCCAATATCCAGAACTGCTTTAACAAGGTTAGAGTTAGCATCGTAAGTAACGAAGTCGCCATAATCAAGATTACCAGTAGCACACATGTAATCAGATACACGTGCAGCTTCTACAACATCTTCATACTGGTAGTAAGTGATAGTATCAGATACTGCCCAGCCTGTAGGAATAGCGTTTCCGCCAGCTTCATACAAGAAGAGGATGCCCATATCGTAATCGAAGAAATAATCTCCAGCAGCAGTGAGATCTGTTACCCCAGCAGCTTTACGAGTTAGTTGGCTATTGCTATGAGTGACAGGTGTGTCATCAGTAATATGAGCAAGTGGGAACTTCTCAAATACATAACAAACAACATTGTCTCCAACGGCTACTAGGTTTGAATAAGCAACTAGACCGTTAATAGCAGTGGCATCGAACCATCCACCAGTACGAGTAGTAGACCAGTCAATAGCAGAGCCGATAGCTCCATTCATTGTCTCTGTTGTCTCAACAGCTGGCACAAGAGGAACAGTAATTACATAGTCACATGTAATAGCTGTAAGTGCTTGTGGGCGATAGTTGTGACTGAACAGCTTGCTAGGATCCCAATGATCTTCGCCAGATGCCTTGTAATAGTTGTAAGAAGCGATACCTACGGGCTTGGAAATGAAATCCATAGCTCTCTGGTCAGCACGAATAAATCCACGCTCTTTAAGAGCAGCTGTAAGCTGAGCTTCTGTATAAGAAACTGCTGCAGCTACTGCTAAACCAGTTGTAAGGTCTCTTACTAATTCTGAGACGTCTGTTGCTGTGTAAGTAAGAACTGTTGTACCGCTTGCTACGTTCCACGCTTTGCGTAAACCAGCAGGTACGAGCATACCATTTTTGTCCTCGGCTACTACCTTGCCAGAGTTGATCACGTAGTACGTATCAATTTCATATTCATATCTCTGAACAGGAAGCCAAGGAGCTGCAAATGACTCGAAGTGTGGACGCTCGCCTGGAGAGTATTCCACATTCGGAGTTACTCGACCCATGCGGTCCAAGATCTTGTGATTACTTGTATATCCTCTTGGAATTGCCATGTTAGTTTCCTCCTAAATTATCAGCAGTTTCTTTGTCTGCTGAAAGGCTTTCAAATGTTATTTCGTCACCAAATAAACCCAATGATTTCATTGTACCATAAATTTGTCTAGCCGTGCCAATTTGGTCTTGTGCTAAACAATCTTTGATGTTTTCAATTGCTTCTAGAGCTGGCTCTGTGAGTCCAGTTGGAAGTTGTGAGTTATCCCCACCAGTATCAATAGTAGGATCAGCAACATCGCCGTCTGGCTTTCTAGCCATACCGTCATTAATCTTTAATGCGGCGGCAGTAATGTCGAATGAATCCATGATAGCTGCTTCCTCTTTAGCTACATCAGTATCTTTTAAGGATGCTGTTGCGGTCTCAAGAGTATCATACTTCTGAGTTAAAACCCCAACTAAGGCAACTTTTTCTACCTTGGCTGTGTTCAACTGTGCTCCCAGTTGGATATGTTCGTCCACCTGAGACTCATAATCTGCATGTGCAATCCTCAGTTCGCTACGGAGAACCGTAACAATATTTTCAGATTTAGCCAGTAGATCACGAGATTCTCCAAGTTCTTTCTTAGCAGTTTCTGTCTCTGCTTCCTTAATAGCACAATCGCTACAAGGTTTTACAAGAACTTGTTTACGGTCAATCAATTCAAGTTCAACAGAATGCCAAAGAGTTCTTAAGTCTTCAATCTCCATGTCTTTTACTTTAATTGGTTGTACTTCAACGTCGCCAATATTTGGCTCGATGACTTCTTTTCCTTCTTTGATGTCAGCACCAAAAGCTTTTGCTTTAATACTAATACGAGCAAGGATGCTAGCTTTATTACCAGGTCCTTCGTACTTGTCAGCAAATCTCTTAGCAGCTGTTGCGTGAGCAGCATCTGGGACAGGGAAAGTTTTATCAGGACCACAGAAAGCTGATTCGGGAAGCTTAAGTAGACTGTCTTCAGAAATCTTAGCATCTGCTGCTGTGAATTCTTCGTCAGTCAAAAGTTTCTCGTCTTTCATAGCCTGAAGTTCTTTCCTCATACCATCGCAAATTTCTTCAGCCTTAACATCTTGACCTTTTGTACTTAGGTCATGAATAGCATAAAGAACTGCGTCCTCTTCTTTGATTTTAGCTTCTTCAACGTCGGCAATGAATGTATCAGTGGCAATCACTTTAGCTGTTCCTTGTGCTAAAGCATAAACCTCTTCATCTTTCATGTCTTTGTGAATCTTCTTAATCATGTCAAAGAATTTTTGCTCTGCATCAGAAAGAGTGACTTCTTTTCCATTAATTAACATATGGTCCTCCTCTACAGAATCTTTGAATTGGAAAGTTGAATGTCCAGACTCGACTGAGTCCTTAGACATATAGACTATTTCGTTTTTATCTTTATCTTTAGTATCTACGATTTTGATACTAGCATGCTGATCTCCTTTAAAGTTGATCAGACTAGCTTCTTTATAAAAGTGTTCGCCAGGAATGAGTTGACAGGTGAACTTCATGTCCCCTTCTTCTTCTTTACTATCGGCGAAATACATTTCTCCCATCTCATGCTCACACCATCCATCTGCAACAATGTTTGTACCGCAGATAGAACAGTAGACCTCATTCGGGGAATCGAAGTTAGTTGAGATGGCATCAAATAAGCCATCCTCAAGTTGCTTCACAGATTTCTCATCAGAGACTTCGGCTTGTAGTCTAATATACCCAAGCCCTTTATATCCTTCTCTATCAAGTACTCCAGCCCTCTTAAGGTTCCTCATGGCACGAAGATTATCTTTCATTGAAGATGTTTCGCTTGTCAATGTAAGAACATCAGGATTGCCAACTAGGTCTTGAGGGATAGTATCGACATACTCTCTGTAAAGAGCTTTGCCAATAGGATCAGAATGAGAGTCATGATGCTTTAAGATCTTCATCGGTGATTCTCCAAGTTCGATAGTCGGAGTACCAGCTCTCATTCTTGAGGGGATATAGAATCTAGGACTATTAAGAGGCACACCAGCGTGGGTAGCCTCCATATCGATAATAAGTTTTCTCGTTCCACCACTTGTATAGTAGTCCTTAAACTCTTGGAGTTTCTCTTTAGTTGGACTGTCTACTGAATAGTAGTCTTGAAATGTAACTTTAATTGCCATTGTTTTTGAACACTCCTTATTCCGCTGTTAATTCCATCGTACATGTGCAGTTTGGATGCAACGGAGGCAGCTCATCATAGATTATAACATCGGATTCTTTATAAACCAAAATCTGTGAATCACATATCTTACAAGGTGTCGTGTCATGTCTTACTGATTTTATCTCTGCGAAACCATTAGGACGATATCCACTAGCCTTGCCATAATTGTAAGCTCTCATTATTTCGCTATTGTCAATCATAACCGTTCTATGTCTTAAAGCATCGAAGACAAGACCTGTAACAACTGCATCTTCTGCACGTAAGTTATTAGTTTTGATAGTGTTTTTGTCGATTCTGTTCAAGAGTTGACCCATTAGTTTGCTAATGTATTTATCAATATGATCATGCACTTTACCGTCTGCTTTGTCAATTCTGACATCCCAGATTTGTGCATTGGCATCAGCAACTCCAATACGATACGCTTTTTGTGCCAAAGAAACAAGTTTGTCCTTAGCTCGGGCAAAACTCAGCTGTGCTAGAAGCTTCATCTCTCCCTTCCTGTAACCTTTAATTCTGACCTTTATCATCATATCTGTACGCAACTCATCATAGATACTCTGTAATGGAGGGCTCTGCCTGAACAATACATCAAGATTCTGGACTTTGTTACGGTCGCCGAAGGAATCCTTACTAAGCTTTGCAGACGCTCTAGTGCCATATTGATTCTGTGGCTGGTTCCTATTTTGAGTAGTCTTATTCTTAGAAGTACTAGATGCAACAGCATTGTTCTTCTTTGCTGTAGACTTGGCTACTGTCTGAGCAACATCAGTTCTAGGCTCATCAATAGCCTGGATAATCACTTTATCTCTATCAATAAGACCATAATACGAAGCAGCCCAGTCTCCATCACCTTTAGTAAACATTTTAGCCTTGCTATTAGCTGTAGGCCAACCTGAACCAATGAAAGGCTCTCTGCCCATACCTTGACGCATCTCTGAGTGTGTAAGGGCGTTCTGTAAGAACAACTGATTATAATGATTCTCTTTAGCCATACGAGATTCAAAGTCGATCTCTTTAAACTTAAGCTCAACCATGTTTTGTTCATCTAGCATTGTAGCATCAGAAAAGGTGCTCTCAAGAAGAAGCTCATAGATTACATAGGCTTGTATCTGAGAACCGAATTCTTTTTGGTCAGCTTTAGTGTCATCAATAAGGTTCCTAGACATTGTGTCAGCAGTGCTTCTGTTAGCAGTTCCGCCTTCACCCATATCTACTGAGCTGTTACCCAGACCAGTAAAGATACGTTGTTTGAAAAGCTCGATAACTCTATCTACTGCAATTGGGGAGCCAGCAGCTTGTAATGCTTTTACATTATGACGTTCCGGAGTAACCCAACAACCATCAGAAGGCATCATAGATACCTTCATCTGAATCTCGTCAACTTCAGTACTGCCATCTGCATATACAGCAGCAGGGCTTTGTTCTGTACCTACTTTATAATGAAAGAGAGGGAAAAGGTGTTGATATACAAGCAGTTCTACGTTCTCTTCAATACGACGAAGAGCACGAATGTCATCTTTAACTGACACTAGAGCTGGAGTACCGACAGCATATCCCTCACGCTTATCGAAATAGAAATGGATAACATCCTCTGGAGCGAACTCCTTGGCTGTCTTCCCATACACTTCTTGTTGATATTTCTTTACCTTGCCATACTCGTCACGTTTGAAACGGACTGTTTCCGCTGGCAGGAGGAAATACCCCGCAACTGGATTAAGAGATTTACCATTGGCATCAAGTCTCTTCTTACCACCAGAAGCTTCAGTTTTACGAACCTTTACCCAGAAGGCATTACTTGTCCTCACTAGAGAGGAGATAGTTTGGCTCATTAGGATCTTAAACGGCATGTTTGTCGCAAGTTCCATCTGCTTCATACGTCTTTTGATGTATTGAACTCTTTCAGGTTTAGGACCAACGAACTCATAGCCTTCTTTAATGAAGAGGTTCTTTTTGTTCCTAAATGCTCTACGAACATATGACTCTGTGTCTAAAATCCTACCACATTCAGCAAGATCCCATTCAGGTTGTTCCCATCTCAATTGAGGTACACGAGAACGCCCGAGGTTACTAGTATATGCTTTTGTAGGAGCTGGGATATGTCTAGGGACCATACCCTTCTTGTCCTTAGGAAATCCATCATTCTTTGGCATTTGCTTAAGCTCTAGATTGGCGCTTCTCTTAGTAATAGTAGCCATTAAACTATACCCCTCTTCTCGAATTCAGCAATCCATTTTTGTGCTCTCTGAAGATCGTCTGTATTCATAGTTTTTAAACAATCCTTAATGATAATACCAGACCCAACAGGATTCTGCAGGTTAACGGACTCGCCACTGATTATAGTAGGTCCAGTTTTCTCAGAACTACCTAAAGCTGAGCCAGTGTAATCTTCGACAATTGGAGAAACTCCAGCTGGCGTTAATTTTATTGTACCATCATCTTGCATTTTAAATGAAACAGCTGGCGAAATATTCGAATTTAATTGGTCTTCTAACAAGAACTTCATCTGCTCCTGATCTAACCCTGTGCTGTTCACACCACATTCTAAGCCATTTTTGGCTATAGCTTGGAGCACAGATTTGACCATCATAATTAATTGTATCAAGCGAGACTTCAGCATTGAGGTGTCAGCCTTCTTAGACATCCAACCAACCTCAGTACCAAGTAAATCATAAATCATTTGGGTTACATAGGTGAACCAATCATTGACGTACTGTATTGAGCCCTGAAGGATGTCTCTCATCTGTATAATAGAATTGACTAACGGAGACGCATCAAAGTAGGCGACAGCCTCGTTGGGCCGTGTCTGGTCTTCTGGAGGGTAGTACCCAGCATCAAACTCTCCACCAGCAACATGCTTATCAGAGTTAGGAATGTCATCCTTACTCCATCGCTGACCATTTCTGTCAGGTTGCTCTAGAGGTGGTGGAACTTTCTTACGTTTGACTTCTTCTTCAGCTCTAAGCTCAGCCCAACGTCTATCTCTTTCTTCTCTCTCAACTTCTGAGAACTTGGGACTCCAAGCCTCTTCCATTTCTTCTCGTGCCATCTGAGTCTCTTCTGAAGGGTAGACAGGTCGCTCTGGGTTGTATCTTTCGGAGTCTGGAGTATTAAACTGTTCCATCTGCCATTTACCCCAGCCATTAGCTCCTGCCTCCCTGTCGTCATTGCTACCTGTGCCAGCAGAGCCACCAATACCAACTGTAGAAGCAGCATTCTGGTGGAATGGAGCAGCAACTCCTATGTCTGCCTCAACACTACCAGTCACTTCACTGAATGGTATTTTTATGTTCTGAGCGAGCATAATAGTTTCATTAATGCTATCTACCACACAGATAATAGGAGTTACAATAAGCTGTATCCATTTATCTAGCCATTGTGACAGTGCGTCTAGGAAAGGAGATAAGATAGGTCCTACTAACTGGATAATGAAGTCTATGTTGAATTTAATATCAAGGTTCAGCTTAGCAAGGTATTGAGTCAGCATTGCAAGGATAGCTAGCAGATGTCGAGGACATATATGAGATAATAGCTTTAGAAGAGCACAGATGTCTACGTAGGCACCAGGATCATTAAATAAACCAATGATCTTGTCTAAGATATCAGTGCGTATCTTGATGTTCATCATATGTAGTTCGAGTAGATCGCCGCTAGGAAGTAAGTCTCCAACGTTCTTAAGTTCATCGAAACAAGGCACACACTCCGTAACCATCTTCCCAACTTCTCTGGCTCTCTCCTCAGCAGATGCATCGGTACCAAAGATAGCAGTATAGTCAAAGTCTTCTTGTCTTGAGCGCAACCCATTCATAAAGCTATCAGGACTATCCATTGCCTGATTCCAATAGTTTAACTCTTCTTTAGAGTTCTTTTCGGCTTCTGTCTTGAAAGGATTCTCTTCTGGAGGATTGTCAGTTTGGTGCATTCCTGGATAGTAATCAAGCTGCTCACGTGTTCTAGTGGCGAAGTTCTCTGTGCCATATACATCTCTATAATGGTATGCAAGAGCATAATCTTCTTCAGCCCAGTTAGCAGATTCAATCTCAAAGGCTTTGATAATAACACCATAATCGACTTGTTTGAATGGATTACCAGGACGTACCTCTAGGGTTACACCCTCTGTGCTGAATTTATCAGCTAAGACATCACTGCTGTTAGTTACCTTTTGTTCTTTAGATAGTAATGTCATTATTTCCCCAGTGCTGTATCTAAGACAGCATCAGATGATCGTCCGCCAGCTTCTTTAATTGTTTTCTTCTCGGTAATAAGGACACCATTCGTAGGATGTTTCATACTGCCATCATAAGGAGGCACTACTTGTCCAGTACCAGAACCGGTACCAGGAGCACTGGTAGCACCAGCAACAGGAGCTGGCCCACCACCAGTACCAGTAATAACCTGCCCAGGGTTTGTGATAACTTGGCTTGTGAATGGCAAGTTACTAGGAAGCATCATTTGCTTAGCATCTAAACGTGAAACAAAGTCCTCTAACATAAGAGGAAACAACTTACAGTAAGTGATCTGAGTAGCTGCCTCATCATATAAGTTTTCATCTATCGCATTAAACGTCATCATGCTATTTCTCTCCTGGTTTCGGGATATTAGAATCAGTTTCTGAAGAAAGCTCTTCAATGCATCTCTGATACATTTGAAAAGTAATCTTTGTACCGTCAGTCCCAAAGACTCTCCGGACGGCCTCAATAACTCGTAAATGACTGCTCGGATCTAGAGGAACTTCAACTGCTTTGCATCTATCAGCTATCTTCTCCTTGATAACCTTGCATTGTTCTATAATCTTCCCATAGTTATTGTATACTTCTCTAGCCTTCAGCCTACGTCCATCTATACTGTCCGCAGGTGGGGCTTCAGTACCTATATCGATGTATGGCAGTAGTAACTCTCTCGGCTCTTGTGGCACCCATGAGGTGGCAGCTGTGGCGTCTAGGATAGAGTGGTCTCTTGGAGATATAAGTTTCTTTAGATCATTTTCGACATCAGTCATTGTTATACCGCATTCTCTGTGTGAGAAACTTGGATCACCAAGTCTTCTTTGATCTGAGCATTAGTATTAGGAGGACACGATTCTAGTTGCCAGATAGGATAATAGGTCGTAGTGTCAGCACTCAGAGCAGAACCAATATTAGGAGCATCGATCTCATTCCCCCAAGCCAAGTCTTCCCATTCCCCAACAGTAGGCTCAGCTGAACCATAAGACAACTTGACTCCCCAGCCAGTCTCAGAGTAGGCAACGTCACCATAAGGATTAGCATCGACTAGATCAACTGGTTGAAGAATAATATTAGAGAACCATTTAGTAGCATCGTCATTACGAATATATATCTGTGTAGTAACAACGTCACCAGTCTTTCCATTATGGATAGTTGTTAACGGTGTATCTAAATTAAGATCAGATGAAATTTCAACGAACTGATCATCTTCTTTGTAGTAAAGTTTTAAACCCATAAGTCCTCCTAGAATGTAGACCTGCTAGGTCTGTTCCTCTGTACTGTACCTCTAGATCGTTTTCTTTGCAACCATCCAGCTTTCTCAATAGGCTCTCTGTCTTCATCCCAACCTCTTCTATTTGTTTTCATTGTATGAATTCCAGAATCTACCTTACCTGGCATTACACCAAAAATAGAGCTATTAGTCAACCCTGCATCCATTCTTCTATCTTCTGGACGATTAGACTTGTTCTCAAGCTGAGAATCGGCTCGTGGTGTCTGTTGCTTTACATTTCTAGGATCTGGCGCCACACCTACAGATGTTACCACACGTATAGTATGTAAGTCATCAAACTCAAGGTGGAAGGCAACGATTGCCAAGTTAAGAGCATCTAGCCTGTGATCACCAATCTTAGCATCTTCCATACCATATACAGGTGACTTTGTAGGAGTATATCTCTCAATGATATAGTTTCTTAGCTGTTTCTCTAATATACTATCAGAAGAAGAGATATGAATCCTTCCTTGTTCAAACATACGAATAGAAGCATTAATCATGAAGGCCTTAGCTGGAGACTTGATGTCTTGAGCAGTGACAGGGTCTTTCGTCGGAATAGAAGAACCAGAGTCATATTTCTTCATCATATCTAATAACCTAGCTGTATCCCTATCTCCACCTGGACGTCTCTCCTCATAAGCTGTCTTCCGAAGAACTTCATAGTTCGTAGAACCATTACCAGCATCAATGTAGATATAGGCAGGTTTCCATTTCTTGTTTAATTCTATAACCTTAGCGATACCAGACAGCTGAGTAAACTCTACACCAGTAACCAGCACAGTCTCTACTACCTTATATGCCCCAGTTGCCATGTTATATCCAAGAACAGCTAACTCAGTACCGTGTTTCTCATTCCAGTCAATACCAATACAATACTTCCAAGTTGGATGCTGATGCATGTCTGAGTAGTCATATACCTGTAAAGCCTTGTCAATATAGTGTGGTTTATACACACCAGACTCTGATGAACCCCATTCAGCTAAGAACTCGTGAATCCAATCCTCTTCTGTATACTGTGGCTTATCATTCTCTACTGCTCTCCAGTGAGGCAGAACTTTATAGGAATAGTGGAATTGGACGAAGGCAGGATCTTCTTCACAGGCTTTATAGAACGGTGTCCTGAATCCTGAGGGAGTAGAGAATCCAACTAGAGCGGTATTTGGTGTTGTCTGTAGAATTGGAAGCACAGCACCTGTGATTGCCTTCTCATCAACATAGTCCATCTCTTCAAGGTACAATCTGTCAGCATCCTGCCCACGAATACCAACTGAAGAACCTTTACCTTTGGCGCCAGCCGCAAATCCTCTGAGACGAGAACCATTAGAGAGTTCAATCTCATACCAAGGAGCACTAACATCTCTGGTTACCATATTACCCAAAGCAGGATTAGAACGTATAAATTCTCTAACTCTGTTAAAGATTTCCTCTGCATGTGTCTTCTGAGGGCCGGCAACTACAACTTTAATATTATTTGTCGTAAATAAGTAATAACAGATCTCTACACAAACAGCATCTGTCTTACCAGCACGACGAGAGATCCTTAGCACCTTACGTCTTGATGTGCATCGAAGAACGTCACTCTGATACCATCTAGCAACCCATGGCTCACCATTAGGGAGTAAAAGGTTAGCAGCTGCCCAGGTTACAATATCCATAGCCTCTAAAGCAGCATTACGAGATTCTTCTGTAGGGAACTGTGACAATGCAGACTCATCAATGAAATCCTTAGGAATACCAGTACAAGGAACCATAAATTTGCTCCCTATGTTCTTCCCACTCTCATCAACATGTTTACCGTATCTCTTTAACTGTTTACGTACACACTTATGACATTGTTCACGAACATCATCCAAATCAAATGGAAGTTGAAGTTCACGTAGGTCTGCAAGAGTGTCTACAGCGATATCATTCATTTAAATCCTTACTTGTGGACGAAGACTGCTTCTTGTCCAAGGAGTGATCGAGAAGACATCTGACCACGGTTCATTGCAGCAAGTGACTGCTGTCTCATTGTATGTGCTCTTTGTGTATTGAAAGCCGCACTCTGGTTGCCCCAGTCTAAAGAACGACGTTTCTGCTGAGCAGCTACCATTCTATCTGGTACACGGGTAGCCGCATCTGCTAACTCTCCAGCAGCAAGAGATCCACCCATAGCACCAACAGCGCCACCAACAAAAGCACCAAGAGGCCCCCCAACAACTGCACCGAGACCAGCACCTATCTTAGCTCCTGCTATCCATCCAATATCAGCAGCAACACCAGTTGTAAGTGATCTCGCTAGTTCATGAGGCTCATCACTGTCCGCATAGTACATAGAGCCACCGATAATAGCAGCAGGCCCTAATAGACTACCAGCGACTCCTAGACCTCTACCAAACTTACCTAGCTTAGTAGGAGCACCCGCAGCATTAATGGCTTTCTTTATATTCTTATTCTTTGGATGCATCTTCTGAAGATTTCTCATATTCTTCATGTACTGGGGGCTACCAATCTCGTTCTTACCTCTCCATGGGGCTTTCATCGCTTCTGAAGCAGATGGGGCAAAAGCAACAGAGGCGAACCCGCCTTGTGCAAAGTTACTTGCAAAACGTTGCCTTGCCCAAGTGTGGCCTTTCCATCGAGCCTTTTGAGCGAAGCCTGGATTCTCTACAGGATTATTTTGAAACCAACTTGTCATTAGTTAGCCTTATCTTGGTGAGTTAGATTCGAGCATTGTAGAACCAATGAATCCAGCAGAGGCTGCAGCTGTCGATCCTATGACGCCAGTTGCATAGCTTCTATTAGAATGTAGAGCTACTCCACCAACTCCAGCTCCGAACTGTTTAGGAAAACGTTTACTGAGTCCACGTTGCATCTTAGCCATACCCATACGTCCAGCACGACTGCCAAGAAGCATACCTACGCCAGCACCAGCTGCCATACCACCAAGCTGACTCTGATCGCCATCCATTACACTAGCATACATACTTCCGCCAAGTCCACCAAGAGCACCTCTTACAGCACCTTTCCCCATACCTCTTGAGAATCCCGTACCGAGGATGCCATATTGTGATTTCCTATCTTTGCCTATGGCACTCATCCCCATTTGCCCATATTTACCAGCATATCCCATGCCACTCTTAGCATAACCACTTACAGCACCCATGCCAGCTTGGCCGTATTTTCCAGCAGCACTATAACCAGCTTTCGCATAGCCACCAGCTTTCCCAGCCATGCCGCCAAACATACTTCCCATCTTATTAAAAAGTCCCATATTCTTGTTCTCCTAAATGAAAGCACACACAGTCAAGTATAGTACTTTATGCAAGCCTTGTCGAGCCAAAACTAGTATGGCCTCTGCCAGCACCATTAGCTGACCTCAAACCAACACCAACTGAAGCTTTAGACCTTTCCTTAAATTTCTTGTTTCTTCTAACGGTCTGTTCTAATGCTTTTGCCTTGGGCTTATTGGGAGCTGTTTTCGGAAGCATAGAGTTCATGTCTCCCCAATCATCAAAAGATTTGTAAGTAGGTATATCAACTTTCTTACCTCCTGCATGCTTAAAAACTTCACCTACCGATGCTCTTAGTGTGTTCTCGTCTAAGCCCATTAATGCATTTATTCCTAAGTGATCTGATTTCTCTTTCGATCTTTTATAGAAAGCATGTATCCTTTTCTTATCTGCCATCTTTGCATATTCTTTTAATGGAACAGAACGACCAAGAGATTTCATTCCTATTTCTTCTATAATAGCTCTGTTCGATCCTAAAAGAGGAGTATCATCCTGAAGTCTATTTGCAAGACCCCAGTCAATGATTGCTGGCTCAAATTCTCCAGTGCTAGTCTTTACTCTAACTAAGTTATCTCCATGTAAATCTGTATGAGTTATGTCTCTTGTGTGTGTCTTCTCTAAGAAAGAAGATAGTTTCCCATATTCTTCATCTGACATTGCTTTCTTTTGGAAATCTTCAACGATATTAAATTTTTCCATGAATACAGCATTGTCAGATGATCCATACAAACTTGGAGAGATGTTCTCTTCTATATTCCCTAACCTTCCAAGAATCTCTTTTTCTTTAGGCATAAACTCTTTCAAGGTCATTTCTCTAAGATTACCTGCATCTTCCTTCGACATAGCCCCTCCACCTTCTAAAAAGATATCCTCTGTAGACCTAGCTTGCTTAGAGACAAATTCAAACTTATGAGTTTTACCAGCATATTTAAATTCACTTTTATATAAGAAAGAATTTGCTGTAACTCCAAACCCTAAAAGTTTTCCTTCTCCTTGTGCTCCTTTAGTAAGAGCTTGTCTGAATTCAGGTAAATTTCTTAATTTTGAGAAAGATTCACTACCTTCTCCAAATATCTCTGTGGCAATCTTTCTCATAGGATCCCAACGAGAAGCAAAGTCTTTCTTAAATTCTGAGTGTTGTTCACGACTACTAGCAGCCATACCGTTGTTAGGCATGCCTGAGAACTTCCCTCTGCCCTGTATACCGCCACCATACATGTTGGTAGCCTTACGTTGCATAAGGCCAGAAATGTTCTTCCTGGCGCCAGCACGCTGGCCATGGTGATATTCTTTTAATTCATCGTAAGCTATTTCAGTAGCATTAGAACTGGCTACCTTCTCTAACAGGGCACCTTGCCAGCCAGAACCGAACTCTGAGAACTCACGAATAGCCTGAGTTCCTAGTCCTTCAGAACCAGGATGGATACCATCAAGGAATGCAGGAGTCATAAATTTACGTGGATTGGCCACACTGAATCACCTAATCTTGGATTTCCCAGTCAGCTTGTACGAAATCACTTGAGGCAACATCTTTAGCGTCTTCCTTGATTTCCTCAAGAGAGCCTCCATGTTGTATCTTCTTGGCAGTAGTAAGAGCAGTCTTAATGTCAGCCCAGTGCTGTCCAATATCTCCTTCTTCTCTCTGCTTAAGCATTGCAGCCTTCTTTGCTTTTTCTTTTCTTGTTGCGGAGAAAGATTCGAGCACACGCATACGTTCTGCATGAGCTTTGCTCTTAGCCTCTAGAAGAGGATGAAGTGATGATACTTCTTGCTGACTCTCACCGTTGTCAATAATATCAACCTTAATGAGATTCCAGCCATCTTCGTCCTTGCTCAGGCCGATATTAGCTCTATAATCTATCATATCACATTCAACCAGCTTATTGATGAGGATCATCTCTGTTCTCTCATCTGGCTGTACTCCAATATCCTCAATGTAACTTTGAGTCCATGCAGCTATTAATGTAGCCTCTATTGGACAATTATGAGTAGCTATGTTGTTAGCAAAATATGTCTTATGTTCATTCTTTACATCTAGAGCATAAACCAAACCACTATACTTCTGTCTAGTTACTTTTATTGAATTCCATATTACTTTTGAGGTATCTGAAGTATCTTTTATATAAAGAGGAACCTCCATGATCCCTGAAATCAGATTACATGCTCTAATGAACATAGTATTCCTAGCATAAAGTTTCACTTGTCCAATTCTCTTATCAGAATTATCTTTTTCCCAAATAGGATACTCTAAACGGAGGCCAATACTTCCGAGCTTCTCTTTATAAAAATCTTCTGAATTAGATAAAGAATCATGATATGCATTTATCTGTTCCTTAGTCGCCCATTTATACAAACCATCACATTTAGATTTAATACGATCTAGGGAATCTGCAAATGATACTTTGCTCGTTTGCCATTTTATAGAAAAAGATTCTTCGGCAAGAAGAGCATCTGTATTAAGATCGTAGATTCCTAATACCCACATTGCATCAGCTTCTTCTTTTACTCCTCTATAGGTGAATGGCAACCTGTATTTGTCCCCCTCTGGACTGGTAGTAATTGCACTGATCCTAGATTTACCAATCCTCCAATGAGAACCTTTCTTCATAAGATAGACACAGAATTTATTAATCGCTTTCTCATTAAATCTGGCAACGCAGATATGACCTAGAGTTGCTTGGTAATAATTAAATCCAGCATTAATATCCACAAGTTCACCAACTACTGCTTTAGAAGATACTGTAAAGTCATATCCATTTCTCCAGTTAGACATAATACGATGTTTCTTCCTATGAAAAGAGACTACCTTATGTTCTTCTGGATCGAGATCTTCTATCTTTATGTCTCTATCTCCGGCTACTTTGATATATGTACCAGGAGGATGACATTGTTCTGCAATAGGCCAGTTCTTCTTGTCATGAAATGGGCATTGCTTAACTGGACATCTATCACCGCCGCAAAGCATTGGAATCATTGCTGATGTACCAACTTTCATGCGAACGATGTGATTCCTAAACTTCAATGCTTGTTCAGGTGTCATGACCTTCTCAAGGTTAGCATTATGTTCTGCTGGCAACGCCAAGAACTTAAAGAAGTCCGTAGGGGTTACCTTTCCAATATGATCCAATTGTGTACCATTCAGCTTCAGTAATTCAGCCTTTGGCTTTCCAGAGCCTTCTCCACCCATGTTATTCACTATCCTTAAAGTTAGAATCTATCTTAACGACTTTGGTAGGTTTGGCGCCAGCCATCTCTTCCGGAGTGGCGAAACCAATAACATAGGCTTCAGCATCAAAGCATCTAGCGAACAGATACTGAGGCAAGTCATATAAGTCTCCATTGCCTTCAACTGTGACCCAACCATTGTGGTTATCACAGGAGATAACACGATAAGCGGTGTTAGGTACAAAGCACTTGATCTCTTGCTGGCAAACGGTAATAGCACCAGCAGGAATCTTGAGTTCGCACTTTGAATTGTTAGGATGCACTACCCACCAACTCTCGCCGTTTTTAAGTGGGTGTTCCAATGGATCTATCCTATAATGTTTCATTAGCTCTCTCCTTGAGGTTTCTTACTATGACTCAGCATGTGAACTGCCAACTTATCCAACACTGTTCCCTTTTTCTCCGTCCACTCATTCAGTATACTATCTAACTGCTCAGATGTTAAGTGAATTTTCACACTGTCGAAGAATAAGGTAATACCACAATTCTTATCATCAGGACTGAACCAACAGTTCTTCCCTAATAATTCCTCGGCCCTACAGTCAACAACATGAGTTACTGCCATCTTACTCCACCGCCATTACTGCATCATACTTGATAAAAAACTTATTGTTATCCTTATTGTCAGGCTCTACTGGAATGCCAGTCTGGAAATGACTATAAACAATACTTCCCTCTCCATACCTCAAATCCTGCTTGTCCTCCCGACACAAATCATAGACATCAGGGCTAATATCAATAACCTTGAACTTCTTTAAAGGAGAAGTCCTCTTAATAGTGGTAAGGATTATTCCACCCTCTGTCTTCTCCTCTTCTTTAACTAACTCTACAATTACCCATTGATTAACTGGTTTCATTTGATTTCTCCTTGGGCTCAATAACCCCTGTAGTTTTACTAATTCTCTCTTGGTGTTGCTCTACTGTCTCTTCAGTAACACCCTCGAATGTATACCATTCTTCTGAGACAATGTCATCTACTGCTATACCATAACTCTGACTATTAAATCTAATCTTTTCTGAGAAAAGGCAGGATAAAGCCCCATACTCATTAGCTGCCACTGCTGTCATAGTAACAGTCTTGCCAATGAAGTCATGATGCTGATCAAACATAAGAAAGCATGCACTACCCTCAATGCATACTTTTCCCTCATTAATATGTCGATGGAAGCTAAACCCCTGGACCGTACCAATAGCCTTCTCATCAAAACAGATCTTAATGTCTATACCAGAGAAGGAGTTATATCCTCTAGTGAACTCAGAGTTTTGCATATTAGGAATCCAGCAGATATTAGGATGATTAATGTTATCTGTATTCCCTGAAACAAAACTTACTGGATCTGGAGAGCCCAGCTTATATATAGGTGCCCTGGTACGATACATCGGCTTGCCATCCTTGCCAAACCAAGCAACATGCTTAGGTTTTAGCTTCTTAAGCTTCTTACTAGCCTTATCATGCTTCTTCCCCAGCCGGCAGTCATTCAAGGCTCTTAATCTTAATTTTAATTTATCAAACATTTGATCTCTCCTCTACTCTCCATGAGCTATATATGTGTATGAATGCTCTGCCACAATATCATCTATGCTCACTGATGGCCAGACATATATTTCTCTAGGCTCACTATTATATTCTTCATCTGAGGCGGTAAACTCAAGAACCTGCTGCTTGCGTAACATGTTCTGGTTCCACTCTATGCTAATAAATATTTGTGC